CATGAATGCTATGGTAGAGATGCCCGATCATGGTGAAATTAGTAGTGAACATTTTACTGGCTTTGATAAAGTATTCAGTGGGCATTTTCATAAACGACAAGCAAAGAAAAACATTTGGTATATCGGTAATGCTTTCCCACATAACTATGCTGATGCAGGTGATGATGCACGTGGCATGATGATATTGGAATGGGGAGTTGAACCAGTCTTTCATAGTTGGCCAAGACAGCCCATATTTAGAGTACATAAACTTAGTGATATCTTAGAAAACCCTGAAGGGTTGCTATTAATTGACAGTCATGTTAGAGTACATCTTGATATTGATATTAGCTATGAAGAAGCAAACTTCATACGTGAAACTATGATACCAGAACACAAACTACGTGAGATGACATTGATACCTATGAAGGTTGAACAAAGAGAGAATCAAGGATTTGATGGTCTTAAGTTTGAAAGTGTAGACCAGATTGTCATCGACCAGATTAACAGCATTGAATCAAACACATTTGATAAACGAATTTTGTTAGAGATTTACAATAACCTATGAAGATACCCAGAGAAGTTAGAGAATTAGAATCGTTGATTAAAGTAAACAAGCATTTAGGTATTGCTTTATCTGAGTTGACTAATACTCATTCTTACTTAGGTAGCTTAAGAGAACAAAAGACGTTGATTTCAGTTAAACTGAAATTAGAAGGCATAATAGAACGAACGTTGCAGGCTGAGAAATCATCCAAAGACAGTTTTTTTAGAAAATTAAAATGATATTATTAAAGAACATTACATTACGAAACTTTCTATCAATTGGTCAAGTCACACAAGCAGTTGACTTTAACCGGCAAGACTTAACACTTATTCTAGGTGAGAACTTAGACTTAGGTGGTGACGGTGCTCGTAATGGTACAGGTAAGACCAGTCTTATTCAAGGTCTATCATATGCATTGTTTGGTGTACCCATTAACAGTATCAGAAAAGATAATTTAGTTAATCGTACAAATGGAAAGGGTATGCTAGTTACACTTGAATTCAGTGTTGGTGGCATTGACTATAAGATTGAGCGTGGTCGTAAGCCAAATCTATTACGATTTTATGTAAATAATGATTTACAAAAAGGTACGGACGATGCACAGGGTGAGAACAAAGAAACACAAGTAGCAATTGAAAAAGTATTGTGTATGTCTAGTAGCATGTTTCGTCATATCGTAGCATTGAATACATATTCAGAACCATTTTTAGCATTAAAAAATAACGAACAACGTGAAATCATTGAACAGTTGTTAGGTATTACTTTACTTTCTGAAAAAGCAGAAACAATTAAGGTACTGTTGAAAGATACTAAAGATAGTATTCAAGGTGAAGAATTTAAAGTCAAAGCTATTGAAGAAGCCAACAAGCGAGTAAAAGAACAAATTGAAAGTTTAAAGCGCAGACAAGGGCTTTGGCAAAAGAAACATGAAAATGACTTAGCATACTTAGTTGCACAATATGATGAACTGTCACAAATTGATATTGATAGTGAATTACTAGCACATAAAGAGTTAGTAATCTGGAATCAAAAGAAGAAACAACAAGATACATATAATGCATTATTGGCTAGACAAACTGCTTGGAAGCAAAAGCAAGATAAAGATGTTACTGACTTATTAAATCAAGCAGAAAAACTAACCAGAATAGATATCGTACAAGAAATCTTAGCACATCGTGCCTTGGTTGAGTATAATAACAAGTCAAAAGAAATTGCAGACAGAGACAAAGAAGTTGCACGAATCAATAAGGACATTGATAAAGAAAACAAGTTAATTGAGAAATTAAATGTTGAAATTATAAAGTTGTTAGCACATCAATGTTATGCTTGCGGTCAAGATTTCCATGACGAACAACACGCTAAGGTTCTAGCAGATAAAGAAAAGATGCTAGAAGATGCACAATTTCATGTTACTACACTGTTGAATCAATTAAAAGAATTAAACGATAAAGACATTGTATTGGGAGATAAGCCTAAGACACATTACAAGACAGAAGCAGAAGCAATTCGTCATGGTAGTGATGCAGAAAACATTCGTACAAAGATTCTTGAAAAAGAAAAAGAAGTTGATCCATATGCTGAACAATTAGCAGAACTTACCTCGGTTGAAGTGGGTCCTATGCCAGTTACGCATTATGATACAGAAGCACAAGCGATTGAACATCGTAGCAAAGTATCAGGGTTGTTACAGCAAATTGAAACTAAGGCTGCTGAGTCTGATCCATATGCTGAACAGGTTACAGAGATGGAAAGTAATGCGTTGCAAGCAATTGATTTTGAAACAATCAATAAACTAACTAAGACTATGGAACATCAAAAGTTTTTGTTAGATATTTTAACTAGCAAAGATAGTTTTGTACGTAAGAAAATCATTGACCAAAATCTGTCATATTTGAATAGTCGCTTAACACATTACTTAGATAAGATTGGCTTACCACATCAAGTAGTATTTCAAAATGATTTAACAGTTGAAATTACTGAGTTGGGCCGTGAACTTGACTTTGACAATTTAAGTCGTGGTGAACGTAATCGGTTGATTCTAGGCTTGAGTTTTGCTTTTCGTGATGTTTGGGAGAACTTATATGCACCAATCAATACATTGTTTATTGACGAATTGATTGACAGTGGACTAGACACAATGGGTGTTGAAAACGCTATTGCTATTCTTAAGGACATGTCACGTAGACGACATAAGTCTATTTGGCTTGTTAGTCATCGTGAAGAATTAGCCGGACGAGTTCCTAGCGTATTGAAAGTCGTGAAAGAAAATGGCTTTACCACATATAGTACAGCAGTAGACGTAGAATAATTTTGAAAGTTGCACACAAGAGATAAGTATATGTCTATGCCATCACCGAGTAAGAACAAAGGATCAGGGTTTGAGCGAGAAATCGCAAAATATCTAAGCGAAAAATATAGTGAAAGCTTTATTCGTGCCCCTGGTTCCGGTGCTTACGTTGGTGGCAAGAATCAATCTAGAACACAGATTCTACATGAAGGTCAGATTCGTAGCTTTAAGGGTGATATTGTGCCCGGACAAAGCTTTCCGAAGATGAACGTAGAATGCAAGTTTTACGCTGATTTTCCTTTTCACTTGTTATTATCAGGTGAACACAAAATATTGGATTCTTGGTTAGAACAACTACTTGATGTAGCCGATCCAGACGATTTAAACATTCTGTTTATGAAGTTTAATCGTAAGGGTCGTTATGTTGCTGTGCAATGCAAGCTAACATGGATCACCGATAATTTTTTCTTTTACGGAAGCGAAAAGTTTGGTGATTGGTACCTCATGGAATTCGATTTATTCTTTAAACACAATACCAAATTAGTACAAACATATTCAGCAGACACAAAGTCAATTGAAAATACAGACACAAAGTCCACACTTACTATTAATATTTAAAAATTCGTAGGCTTGGTTGCAAGTCCTCCTTGAGACTGTACAGATTGTGCTGTGCCGTTGGATTCTGGAGTATGCATGTTAGCAATAACATGGAACACCGAGAAGGCTCTCGTCAAAGCGAACCTTCAATGAGTACATATTTTACTTTATCTTGCGAATATGTAACATGCGTTGCTGAAGAATTAGGCAGAACCTAATAGCTTCAACTACAGACCCAGTAAACCCTACAGAGCAACCGGTGGCGAATAGTGACAAAAAAGAGTCGATTATTCGGGGAATAGATGACTATGGACGACGGGCATGGCAAACATACCTTTACCATTGGTAGTGCTGAATAGCACTACCATGGCTTTCTAAGCGGCAATATAGTCCTTAATACAAATAAACAAATTACAATTAATTAAACTAAAAGACCGTAAAACAAATAAGGACGAGCGATAGCGAGTACTTAGATGAACGCAGTTCATCTCCCAATGAATGAACACAATACTAACCCTAAGATTATCAAATGACATTCCATGGATTAGAAGAACGGCATCTGTGTTTTCTTAGTAGTCTCTAAGTTTTCTTCAATGATTTCATTAACTGATTTTAATTCGTCTGGACTAAGATTTAGTACATCCTCATAGGTCAACGCCCCACGCATATACCAAGCTATTCTTGCGGAGTTCTTTTTAATAGCTTTAGTCTCCCGTTCCATTCCATCAAACAGCTTACCCATACCCTCGGGATCGAGGTATAGAAGCCTTAAGCGAAAAAATCGCTTACGTTCAATGTAAATAATTGTTCATACTCATGTGAACAATGTATGCATTTGATTTGTAGGGGTTTAGTTTGTGTGCTTTCACGTAAATTGACACTATAGTCTTTAATAGTTTCAAATGTCTTTTTGTCTGTGTTTTGCAAAAACTCAACGATGAAAATACGGTCATTTACAATTGCGTCGGGTGTAGCAATATAATCAATCGTGTTGACTAATACATCTAACGTAGAATCGGTTATAACTTTTAACAGATCCATTGATTTAGCTTCACGATCAGGACCATCTTCCATTCTGTCAATTGACATAATAGCTTTTTGAATTTCAAATTGTCTCACACTACTTTGAGACAATGATTTATAATTTAATGGTTTAAATTTAATTTTTAAATCATTGAGAGTCAATCCTGATTCGTAGTCCCCTGCTTTGAAACTATTCAATACAATACTTAGATTAACTCCATATTTGCTTTCCTCACTGCAACTAGGGCATGTAGTTTCCATATCCATTTCGCTACCATTGGTTGCAATACGTATTGCAACTAAAATAGCATCTAAGTCAACTGTGGTTATTTTCCATGGCTCTTTTATCGCGGGTACACAGCTTTTAATAATATCTGTAACAGCGGATCCGTTATACAATGCGTCTGGGGTTTTGCTAGTAATCTCATCAATTGCTGTCATTGGATACACTGGTAATTCTTTTGTTTCGGGCATGTCAATAACACCAAACTCATACCCTAATCCCCCGCTAGGTAACTTTAAATAGATACTTGGGCGGCGGAAATACTGCTTTAACGGGTTGTTTTCAATACTCATTATTTCTCCTAAAATGGTAGTTTTTATACACTAAATACACTTATACATATTTATTGGCTAAAAATACATGGATAATAATTCTGCCCAAGAAACACAAAGGCTTATTGACGAGCAAAATGCACGAATGGCATCCGTTGCCGGTTCGTTAAATGATGCTTGGTCACGTGAAGCAGGTCGTTTAGGTTCAGCTACTTCAGATTTATCACTTAGTACTAGAGAAGCAGGTCAAACATTAGACATGGCTGCTAGGGGTCTAAATGAATTAGGTTCCGGGGCTATTCAATTTTCAAGAGCATTAACATCTGGACAAGATGGATTATCCAAATACGGCAATGCGCTTAACACTGCTGGAAATGGTTTAGGTACATTGTTGATGTCATTGGGCCCAGTGGGCGCAGTATTAGGAGCATTTACAAAACTCTTTACTAGTACTGTTGACAGTGTATTTGGTAGAGTAGACAATCTTAATAAAGGATTTGACCAACTAGCAGAACTAGGTGGAGCCGCACAATTTACTACTAAGACACTTGGTGATTTAGCAAAGGATGCTAATTATTTACCAGTTAACGGAGAATCATTAAAACTTGTAAAGATTATTAGTGACCTTGGACCAAGTTTAATGTCATTGGGTAATACGTCTGGCGAGGGTATGAAAAAATTTGCCGAAATAGCAAGTTTTGCAACTAAATCCAAAGAAGAACAAAATCTTATACGTAATCAATTTAATACGATTGGTATAAGTCAAGAAAAATTAACAAAGTATCAAGCTGATTATGTAAAACAACAAGGGATGTTAAATCAATCCCGAGCTAAAGAACCTAAGCAATTAAGTGACGAATCATTGAAGTATGTTACTACGTTGGCATCACTTGCCGCATTGACGGGTGAGACAACAGAAACTATTTCACAAAATAGAAAAAAAGATTTAGAAAATTTTGCGTTTAATATAACATTACGTGAATTGAGTACAACTGAAGCAGGTAAAAAACAAGCAGATATGTACCTATCAATGGCGCAGATGATGCGTAGTAATGTCAGTGGTACTGCGGCTCAAGCATTTATGGACGCATTGTCAAGTCCTCAAAAAATGTCTCAGTCAGTCGTATCAATGTTGGGTGAAACTCAAGGTCAATTTACTAATTGGATGCAAGATTTTAAGAGTGGTAAATTAACTGGTGAAGGTTTAATAAACAAATTAAATGAAAGTGGTAATAAAACATTAATGCAAATGGCTACTTCTCTTAAAGCTAATCCTGAATTAGCGGCAAGAATGAACATGTCAGCAGAACGAGTGGCTAATCTTAATAAAAATGTAGCTGAAGGATCGCTTGAAGCTAAACAAAAAGAACTTGAGGAAGCAAAAAATCGTGTTGATTCCAATAAAGACATTCAAAATACAAGCAATAATGCAAGCGCCGCACTTTCAACAGCATTTGATTCTTTCATTGAATTGATACAAGGACCAGTGACAACTGGATTCCAAGCTTTAATGAAAGGTTTGCAAGTATTGATGAAAGGGTTTATGAAGAAATTTGGTGATTGGGTAGACATGCCACCTGAATTACCTTATTTGTTTGATTCAACCGAAGATTTAATTAAACAACAAAAAGAATTAACCACAGAGCTAGAAAAAAAACAACAAGCAGTTGCTAAAGCTAGAGAAGAAGATGCAAATGCAATTAAAGACCCAACATCAGGTGATACTGGTTCTATGGAAGGATATGCAGAAAAAGAATTGAATGAAGTTAACAAACAGTTAATGGCAATTGATAAAGCTAGAAGAATACGTGATGGTGAAAATTATAAAAAAGTTGACGAAAGTCTTAAAAAACAACAAGAACAAAAAGAAGAAAATTCTAAAACTAAAGCTACAACTACTACAGCAACTGTCAGTGACAATAAATCTGCACAAACAAATGCAAATACACCTCAAGTAGATGCAACTCCTTCAGATAGTAGTGTTCCTAATCCGCAACTTCCAACAGCAGATATTAAACCTGTTATGAAAATGCGTCAAGGTGGTAAAATTAATAAAACGTTTTCTTCCGGTGGGGTTTTACAAGGACCAGATTCTGGATATAAAACTGTTATGCCTGGTAATAAAGATTATGCAGTGGTTCCGTTACCAAATGGCGATTCTATTCCAGTTTCTTTCATGTCTAATAACAGAAATAGTTTATTATCTAATTCATCAGGTGTTAATTCATTAATGGATTCATATATACAGAACTTGAAAAAAACAAACGTTGATCCTACTAGCACTTCAGCACCAGGTACATCTAACAGTAAGATGGCTGGTATTGCACTTGAATCAATTTCAAATAAACTTAATATTTTATTAAGTGTGATGAAAGAAAACAATGGATTGCAAAAAGATATGTTACAAAGTGTTAAGGGATAATAATGTCTAATATTGATAGAGAAATTAGTCAATTAGGTACTGCTGCCGGTGATATAACTAGTAGTACCAAAACATCCGCTAGCTCACTAAAAAAATTAGTAACAGCATTCAAAGATATAGCAAATATATCAAAGTCTGCCTTTTCGGCTATAAGAGATACTAGTACTGATACTAGTAAATGGGCAGGGTTAATTACATCAACATCAAATGCACTTACACATGTTTCTGGTACTAGTTCAAAAACAGGAATGGCAATTACTCTTTTTATTAAGGGTGTAGAAAGTGCAACCAATGCTTATTTAAAACAAGTTGATGCTCTTAATAATGCATATGATGGATTAGAATCTATCGGGGCAACTGCTAAATTAACCACTGTTGATTTTGAAAACATAGGAACAGAAGCCGGTAGATACATTGAAAATATCGGTAAATTAGGTGATTCTATTGTTAATATTGGACCGGCATTAAGAAATTTAGGTCCTGATACATCAACTGCGGCAAAACGTTTAGGTAAAATCTTTTCAACACATGATACTCAACTTGAATTTTTACGTTTAGGTGTTAATCCAGATAGAATGCTAGAAATACAAAGTGAAGCAATAAAGTATTTGACTGGTTATACTGCACCAATGGAAAACGATGATATAAAAATTAAAAAAGCTACATTAGAATATGCAAAATCATTGACAGTATTAACATCTATGACTGGGGAAACAAGAGACCAAACTGCCAAAAGACTAGCAGATTTAAGACTTGATGCAACTTATCAAATGCAAAAAACATTGATGATAAGAAACGGTAATGAAAAAGAAGCTAAAGAAATGGATAAAGCAATGGTAACGTTGGGTACTGTTAGTGCTGACATTGCAAAAGGATTTAGTGACTTCTTAGCAAATGGTCAGGCTACTACTGATGAAGGTAATGCAATGATGTACGTTACCCGTGGTAAAGCACGTGAAATTGCAGAAGGTGTAAAAACCGGCAGAATTTCTGGAGCTGAAGGTACGAAAATGATTTTAAAATATTATCAAGAGTTTATGCAAAATCAAAAAAAGAATTTGATAATTAGTGATGAATATGCAAAACAAACTGGTATTAGTGGCAAAGTATTAGAAAGAACGGATCAAATACTATCTGCAAAGAGTGAAAAGGAAGTCGAAGAATTAATTAAAAATATGGCTGCAAAAGATGATGACCTTAAGAAAACAGAAGATACTAGACTAGATACTGAAAGAACTGCAGGGCAATTGAAAAATAAACTTGTAGAAAGTTTTGCTGGAATAGCATCAACCGTATTTAAATTCTTAATAGGTGTAGTGAGGTCTGTTGCTTACTATGCGGCAGCATCTGGTGCTTGGATATCCGGCGGTGAACTTAAAAATGCATTTGAAGAAGTTCAAATAATGTTGGGTGACAAAAATCAGTTAAAGAAAAAACACGATGATATTTCTCTTGAATTAAAACAAGTAGGATTAAAAATTAGAACAGTAGAAAGAATTCAAGAAAGAATTACAAAACAAGAAAAAGACATTGAAATACTTGAAAAGGTAAACAAAACTACACCAAATGATCCTGTAGTACAAGCAACAATAAAGGCTGCCAAAACCAGATTACAAGAAGAAAAAAATGTAAAACAAACATTATTAGGTAAAGATTCTTATTCGGATCTTGTTGAAAAAAGACAGCAATTAATGAATAAAGAAGCTAGGGTAAGAAAACAAGGTACTGGATTAGAGGGTCAAGAATATAGAGAAAAAAAGGCAGAACAGCAACAGCTTAATCTTGAAATTAGAAATCGTACCTCTACTGTAGATATCAGCGAAGCATCAAAATACATTAAATTTACTAGCAGATCCGGTGATCTTGACCATTTTAACATGTTAGCAAGTAAAAATAAAGAATTGTCACAACGCATAACTTTAATGGCACAAGAGTATTACAACGCTACAAAAGAAAAATTAGAATTAAATTCGTCTTTTCGTACAGTTGAAGAACAACAAGAATTATACGATGCTTGGGTAAGAAACAACGGTGGACCAAATAATCCTACTGTATACGATAGTAAATTTGGTAAAATTACAACTCCTATGGATCCTAAAAAGGGATTAGGCCCGCATAATACCGGTCGAGCAGTTGATGTTAATAAAACTCAAGCAGAATACTTAGATAAAAATGGATTTTTAAAGAAATTTGGACTAAAAAGACCTATACATGACCCAGAGCATCTACAACAACTTAAACAAGGTGGATTAGTTAACGGGTCAAATATGATTGAGATGCATGGACGTGAAGCATTAATAGCATTGCGTGACGGGGGAATTCCCATAGATATAGACTCTATGATGCAGGGTAGCGAAACACCACCACCTGCACCTATGACAACTCCAATACAACAACAAGATGATGGTATTGATTTAAGTTTATTATCGTTTATAAACAATCAATTTGATGAGTTGATATTAAATGTTGAACGAAGCAATATTATTCATAACGATATAAAAACATACATGGCGGCTTAAAAGCTAAATACTTCATGGCATATAAAAAGCGTTTTTCCGATCCAAATCCAAACGGCATTCTTAGCCCTATTTCTGGAAGCAACAGCAATAAGGGTAGTTGGAATGGTGGTAGCACATCCGATGGTGGCTACAATAATAATGACTTTGGGTATAAAAATTATCAAAGTCGCTTACCAGAAGTTTATACTGGTCACCCAAATCGTATTGAGCGTTATAATCAATATGAAATGATGGATGTGGACGCAGAAGTTAATGCATGTTTAGATATTATTGCTGAATTCAGTACACAGCGCAACGAACATAATAATACTCCATTTAATGTAGAATACAAAGAAGATCCAACTCCCCATGAAGTTGAAATCATCACAAAACAACTACAACAATGGTGTAAACTAAACGAGTTTGACACTAGAGTGTTTAAAGTCTTTAGAAATGCTATCAAATACGGGGATCAGGTTTTCCTACGTGACCCTGAAAACTTCAAACTATATTGGGTTGACATGACCAAAGTAACAAAAGTCATTGTTAACGAAAGTGAAGGCAAACTTCCGGAACAATATGTTCTTAAAGATATCAATTTAAACCTACAAAATTTAACTGTAGCACAGAAAGTTTCAACCGATTTTGCAGCCAATCCAAGTACAGGCTTTGGTGGTACAGGTGGCGGTGGTAGTGCTCAGGGTTATACGGTTCCAAGTATGCCAACAGGTACTGCAGGTAGTCGTTTTGCATTGGGTTTGAACGAAGCAGCCATTGATGCTGAACATATTGTGCATTTAAGTTTAACTGAAGGACTAGACCGCTTTTGGCCGTTTGGTCAGTCAATACTTGAAAACATTTTTAAAGTCTACAAGCAAAAAGAATTGCTTGAAGATGCTATTCTTATCTATCGCATAAGTCGTGCACCAGAGCGCAGAGTGTTTAAGATTGACGTTGGTAACATGCCAAGTCATATGGCTATGGCTTTCGTTGACCGTATTAAGAATGAAATTCATCAAAGACGTATACCTTCAGTACAAGGTGGTACTAGCATTATGGATGCTAGTTATAATCCATTAAGCATCAACGAAGATTACTTCTTTCCAGTAACAGCAGACGGGCGTGGTAGCGATGTCACTATGCTACAAGGTGGGCAAAATCTTGGTGAAATCGATGACTTAAAGTACTTTAATAATAGATTAGCACGTGGATTACGTGTTCCAAGTAGTTATTTACCAACAGGTCCTGATGATAGTCAAAACGTATTGAATGACGGACGTGTTGGCACAGCAATGATTCAAGAATTTAGATTTAACGAATATTGCAAACGTTTACAGAATTATATCAGCAAAAAGCTAGACGAAGAATTTAAGTTGTTCCTACGTTGGAGAGGATTCAACATTGAATCAAGCTTATTTGATATTAAATTTAATGAACCACAAAACTTTGCGGCTTATCGTCAAAGCGAATTAGATAAAGACCGTGTCGCTACGTTCCAAGCTATGGAAGCGTTCCCGTATATCAGTAAGCGTTTTGCTATGAAGCGTTTCTTGGGTATGAGCGAAGAAGAAATCAAAGAAAACGAAGAAATGTGGGAAGAGGAGCGTGAGGAGCCAGCAGAAACCGAAGTTAAGGGCAGTGACTTACGTAGTATTGGTATAAGTGCAAGCGATTTGGATACTGATGAAGAAGAAGCTTCTACTTCCGAAGAAAACCCAGAGGGAATGCCACCAGATGTGGCTCCGGGTGTTGCAGGCCCTAATGCAATGCCTGCAGGAGCCGCTGGCGCCCCGGCAGGCGCACCGTCAATGTAAGATAAATAATTGTATGAAATTATTTGAAATGTTCGATCCAGCTATACAGGGTTATCAAGACGAAAAAGATGATAACAGCAAACCTAAATGGAAAGAAAGCCGTAAGACTAAACTTACATTACGTCAAATAAGAAAGTTACGTAAAATGCGTGAAGTACGTGACTATGAAAGAACGCAAAATCTTAAAAAAGTACGCAAACAATATAAGCCCGTAGCAGAGCCTGCGGCGCCAGCAATGTAATAGATTTGTCATAAAAATCTATTATCTTAGATAAAAACGTAAAAAAATAGCAGTTAATCAGTCGTTTTAGTACCCACGTACTAAATAATCTTACAAAGCCATTCTTATAGGAGAACAAACAATGGATAATAGAAAATTTGAACAACTTATTGATTTAATTATCAATGAGAATGAAGAACAAGCTAAAGCATTGTTTCATGATATCGTAGTTGAAAAAAGCCGCGAAATCTATGAATCAATGATGGATGAAGAATTAGAAGAAGGTTATACCGTAAGCGTTCAGGAAACAAATGACGATATGGAAGAATCTGACCAAGTTGGCGACATGATGGACGAAGTTGAAGGTGATATGACCGGTCAAGCTATGTCCGAAGAAGATGATGAGTTTGCTGACATTGACATGGATGACGAAGAAGGTGATATGGATCACGAAGAATTCGGCGGCGATGATGACATGGAAATGGGCGGCGAAGAAGATTTAGAAGACCGTGTAGTTGATTTAGAAGATAAACTAGACGAATTAATGGCTGAATTCGAAGAACTAATGGGTCACGAAGAAGGCGAAGAAGATATGGGCGATGAAGAAGGTGAAGAAGATTCCGGCGATGATGAAATGATGGAAGCTGAAGAATCTGATGACGAAGGTGAAGATCCTTTAGAAGAATCTGTTCAGTTGAAGAAAGTTCCTGGCTTATATGGCAGTAACATCGGCGGTGATGACGGTGACAACGTAAGAAGTATCGCATTGACAAAACCAAAGATTATTCAAACTGGTGCTAAGCCAATTTCAATGGGTAGCCAAGAAGCCGGTAAAGGTGGTACACACGGTGGTTTACTAAAGCCAACATCTAAAACTATTCCTGGTACATATAAAAATGCTCCAGGTGGCAAGAACTTCAGCGAAAAAGGCGAATCTGTAGCTAAGCCAGCAAATGGCAAGGGCAAAGAAGGTCAGAACAATAAATCTATTGTAGGCGAATCTAAAAAGTCTACAAAACAAGTTATCAAAAGAAGATAAGGACTGAGAGCAATGGCTTTGTATCTTAGAGAAAACCTCACTTTCGACCGTGCTAGTATGGTGGTTGAAAGTACGGGTGAAGGTAGTTTAAAGAGCCTTTACATGAAAGGCATCTTTATCCAGGGTGGGGTACGCAACGCTAATGAGCGTGTGTATCCTGTTTCTGAGATTGAATCTGCTGTAGATACTCTAAATGAACAAATCAAAGAAGGTCATTCAGTTCTAGGTGAAGTGGATCACCCAGATGATTTGAAAATTAATTTAGACCGCGTGTCACATATGATTACTAATATGTGGATGGACGGACCAAATGGTTTCGGCAAATTAAAAATTTTACCAACTCCAATGGGACAATTAGTGTCTACCATGTTGGAGAGTGGTGTCAAACTAGGCGTATCTAGCAGAGGAAGCGGTAACGTAGACGATGGTAGTGGCCGTGTTAGTGACTTTGAAATAGTCACTGTGGATATTGTTGCTCAACCGAGCGCACCTAATGCTTATCCTAAAGCAATCTATGAAGGTCTTATGAATATGAGAAATGGTCAT